GCCTGCTTTTTTACCAATACTAAAACCAAATAAGTTGATTGCCATGATATAAATTTACCTTTCGGGTTTAAAAAACATTACCAACCACTCAGTCTCAAACTCAACCCATTCCTTCGCCGAACGCACTACCAATCACGGTGCTTTGACGGCCTGGTACTGTGCCAGAAGAACGATCACCGTCAGCGTCACCAGGAGCAGCCTCCCAATACGAATAATTCAAAGTAACTGGGAATTCTGCGATTGCGTCATTGTTCTCGTAAGACAGATCAATTGATCCAACTTCTGATGGAAAACAACCAATAAAGTGATAGGTTCGTATTGCTTCGCCATCACGATACAACTGAGTGACTTTCCATGTTGGCATGAATTGCATGAAATTGGTTGGTCCCGTGTTAGCAACATGTTGATTGTACAAAGCACTCCACGACTCGAATCCTGAGCGAAGAGTAAGATTGGCATCAGAGATAACCGTGATAGACCAGTCTTGGAAAGTACGATCTCCTGGCAACTTGATGCGACGACCACGATAAGGAACTTCAATGGTTCCCAACGAGGACGCTGGAATCTGTGCTGATTTTACTAGGAATGAAATTGCTTCTGAATTTGCTGCGCCTGGAACTGGAATTACTCCTGTCACTTTGAACAGATTCGTACGAACTCCACCGCCTGCAAATGCATTTACAAAACCTGAAATATTATTGTTTGGTGTTACTGGCATTATTGTCTCCTGTTAGTTGTGGTATATTTATATATAAACTATTTTATCGAATAGTACCGGCTTCGCCTGATGCTTCGCTGAAATTCACACCAGTCTTAGTGGCAATAAAGTTCAACTGAATGAAGTTTACTGTTCTGGTTGGTTTGATGAAAATATCAGCAACAAACTCGCTGCGATCAATTACCTCTCCTGTGTTGTTTGTGTCATCACACACAACCTTGAAATCGGTAATACCACGGCGTTGTTGAATTGTCTGCAAGAACGGAACCACCATGTTTTTAAACTGTGCTCTGGTAAACGAATCATTTTGTTCAAACAAGAAGAACTTGGAAGCCGTTGAGACTGCCTTTTCTAAGATGATGAACAAACGACGAACATTGATTCGATCAAATGCGGAAGGACGAGTCTGCATAGTCTTGTCTCCGAACAGAATCACGCCTTCGCCTGGGAATGAAACCACAGGATTGATTTGACGAGTGTAAAGTTCGTCACGATGAGCATCGCTTGATGGATTGTAAGCCAACTTGACCACACCCTTGATCTGACCACGATTGAATCCTGCTGGCGAATACCATGCTTCGTTGGTGAACTCGGTGCGAGCAACCAAACCTGCAATGTCGGCATTCAAAGGAACAAGACGAACCAGATTGTTGTATGTGTCTAACTGATACTTCCATCCGCTATCCAAAACTGCATACGAAGAGTTCACATTGAATGTGGTGTCTCGCAGAGTTTTGAGATTCGTCAACGCTTCGTATGGAAGTTTATTTTCCACATCCCCTTGTTGTGGAGAAATGAACGCCATGCAGTCTAATCGCTTTTCGCAAATTTGTTGCACAATGAGTTGTGACAGGATTGCGGAAGCGTTGCCCACAGGCAAAAGAGAAACATCGAGTTGATCTGCATCCGCAAATTTCGTCCAACCGTTTGCCCATCGTTCCGAATCGGTTGGAGCAACGGAAACTCCACCACCCAAACTCAACGAATTAACTCCTGCGCCAACAGCACTTGTTGATGCTAGCGAAGGACCAATTGTCGTCCAACTGCTTGTTGTTGCTCCAAGTGGACTGTTGCCAGCCAATTCCGCACTCAATGCCCAAACATATTGAGAATTATCATTCAAAACTGTTCTGTAGTAGTTCGGGGAACCATCGAATTTGCGGGCATCCTGTGAACGAGAAAGTCCTTCATATTTTTCGAGTAGTCCGTTTGCTGTTCCTGTCCATGCGCCGTCCTTGTCCAAAACAAGCACATTCACCAAATCACCCGCCCCACCTGCATCGGCGGCGAATTGACTCGTGGTTGCTCCTGTTGAAACATATTTGGAGTAAACGCTCTTGATACTGAAAGTCGCACCAACCGATTGGTTTTTGGGGAGAATAGAACTGATATCTAGCATGACATGGTTTGCGCTCAAACCAGCACCCGTGATGACTTGTCCATTGTAACCGCTAGTAACACCAAAGAAATCGCCGTATGTTGGAGTTTTTGTGGTGTATGTTGTGGCAGCAGTGCTGACTCCAGTCACTTGACGAATGCCAGAAAGAGTAACCACTGTTCCGTCAGAGAATGAGATATCGTCTCCAACAGAAAAATATTTCGCATCTGTCGTATTTCCCAAATACATTGCTATTCCGGTTGCGCCCATTACAGCCGCTACACCAAGAGAACCACCAGTAATACCGGTGCCGCTTGTCAATACAACCTTGATGCTGTTACCCAACACGCCAGGATATTTACCGGCAAACAACACACCAGCCACTGCGGCTGTTGAAAGAGTCACACCTTCGTTTGCTAAAAAATCTGTGGTATTAAAGATATCAAGAGATAAACCGTTGGCAACGGTTGTTCCTGCTTTGATGACATGTGAGTTTCTGGCAGTGGCTCCAACCACACGAACAACATTCATGCTGTTGCCGTATTTCAAAAAGTTAGCAGGTGTAAAAAAGTCAACATAATTTTCGTTGTTGGGAGTCCAAAAAGTAGAACTAAGTTCTTTTTCAGAAACAAGATTGACTACTTGATTGCAAGGACCCCAATGAAAATATCCTGCAAATCCTCCAGGTGTAGTGGCAATTGCAGGGATGATCGTGGTCAGATCGATTTCTTTGATGTTTACGCCAGGGCTTACTCTAAATGCCATTGTGTGACTCCTTCGTTTAGGTCTTGTTCGAGTGAATGATTCTACT